CTGCTGGCCGCCCTTGAGCTTCTCGATCTCGTCCAACAGCGCCTGTTCGCGCTGCTTGGCCTTGCCGAGGGCTTCGTCGAAGCGCGACTTGGGGATGCGGATGCGCTTCTTCTTCTCTTCCTCGGCTTCGAGACGAAGGCGCTCGGCCTTTTCCTCTTCGGTCTCTTCACCTTCCTTGTCAGGGTCGGCCTTGTCCCCCTTGTCCTTGGACTTGTCGTCCTCGTCGTCGAGCTTGTCGCCCTTGCCGGCGTTGTCCAGAGGCGACTTGAAGTCGTCGCCGCGATCCACAGGGGGGTTCTTGTCGTCTGCACCGCCGCCACCGCCGCCACCGGCGGCGCCGTCGTCACCGGCCGGAGCCAAGTAGCCACGAGAAATGAGTTGTTGGATTGCGAAAGGCATGGTCAAGCTCCTTGCTTGGGGGTTTTGGCCGGGGCACCCGGCGCTGGCGAAGTGGGAGACGCCTCTCCCGGGGGTTGTGCGTTGTGTACTGCCGCCACACGAGCGGCCTTGGCCTGCTCCTTGGCGACGGTGGCCTTGATGGCTGCTTCGGCGGTGGCCTGCTCACGCTTGAGGGCCATCTCCATCTGCAGCTGCTCGCGCTTGAGTTCGAACTCGCGGTTCATCTGCTCCTGCTTGAGCTGGAATTCCTGATCGAGCTTCTGCTGTTCCATGGCCATCTCGGCCTCCAGCTTCTGCTGCTCCAGTGCGATCTCGTTCTGGCCGCTGTCCTGACCGATCGAAGCGATCTCCTTCTGGGCCTTGGCCTGCTTGAGCTGAGCGTCGGAGCCCTTCTGGGTGGCCTCGGCCTCCTTCTTGGCCACGTCGGCGGCCAGCGCGCGCATCTGCAGGGCGGCTTGCTGCTGTGCCTCGGGGGTCTGCCCGGCCTGCTCCATCTCCGCGATGATCTGTGCCTTCTCCTTGAGACGGCTCGACTGCAGGATGTACTTGTCGGGGATCTGCACGCCGGCCTCGGTGCGCAGACGCACAGCTTGGTCGAACTGGGTGTCCTCGAACGTGTCGCGCTCGGGCTGGTTCGTCACCACGATGGCGTACTCGCCCAGCGTCAGGTCGTTCACAATGCGGCCCTCGGGCGTGGGCTGGTTCACCGTCATCTGCTCGGTCGTGTTCATCAGACGGTCGGTCGTGATGTACAGCAGGCGCTGCTCGGTGTAGTACTCCTGCACGAGGTCCAGCACGGTGCGCGCGAGGATGAAGTCCGAGCGGTTCATGTTGTCCATGACCTTGGCGAGGTTCGCCTGCCCGCTCTGCTTGTTCGTCTGCACGCTCTTGGCCGCCACGTCCTCGCGCGCAAAACCCTGCATGTAGTCCGACACACCCGAGATCGTCTTGATGTGCTCCTCGGCCTTGTACGACACCCGGTCCAGCCCTGTGGGGGTCTGGTTCGGCTGGATCTTCTCGACGTTGTTGATGTCGTCCAGCTCGAGCACGAGGCCAGACTGCGCGCCGCGCGTCTCCAGCTCGGCAGTGGACATGTTGGTCAGTGCGTTGCGCTTCACCTTCCAGCCGGAGTTGGCCGAGGTGTTCACCACATGCAGCTCCTGCGAGCTGACCTTGTTCAACAGCTCCTGCGGGCCGAGCAGGTTCTCCACGAGGCCGACGGTACGGCCGCGACGGAAGTACGGGAAGTACGGCACCACGGTGAAGTGCTTGTACGGGCTCCAGTCGTCGTGCAGCACCACGTTGTCGGCGATGACCGTCCAACGGATGCGCTGGATCAGCTTCTTCGTGGTGGCCAGCTGGGGGTTGGCCTGCAGGTGCTGGGCGATGCGGTCGTCGTCCCAGTCGGTGGGCACAACGCGCGTGTCGCCGGTCTCCAGATCGACGAAGTGCAGCACCTTGTCGAGCTTCTTCCACTGGCGCTCGATCACGCGGATGTTGCGGACGTTGTTGTACTCCTGCTGGGTCACCGTGTTGAGCGGCCAGCCGATGGCGCGCGCCGAGCCGAAGCGGTCGCGGTTGATGTCGATGGAGTCGTAGCCGTAGGGGTAGTACGAGTCGGTGCGGCTGCGCAGGAGGTCCGCGTCGGCCTTGCCGTACAGCAGCTCGATCTGGTCGGGGCTCATCCACTTGGTGATGAGCACGTCGTTCCACTTGTCCGGGTCGTACTCGTCAGCATCCGAGTCGATCAGCACGTTCTTGGGGTTCAGCTGCTCGATGCGCACCTCGCCGCGCAGCGAGTCGGTGAAGTCCAGCCGCACGTCGAAGAAGCCACGGGACGTCACGATACCGTCCGTGAACACGTCGGAGCGGGCCCAGCTGAGCTGGTTGTTGTCCGCGATCTGCATGAACACCTTGGTCAAGGCGTCGGCGACCTCGGACGTGGCCCCCTCGTTGCGAGGTTTGAAGGCGATGTCCGTGCGGTTGAAGATCTGCTCGCCCATCACGTTGGAGATGGTCGAGATGATCTTGTTGATCGTCAGGGCGGGGCGGCGCTGGGCCTTGAGCAGGGCCAGATCGTTCTGGTCCCACTGCAGGCCGGCGAAGAAGTCCTCGCACTTGGCGGCCTTCTTCACGTAGTCGAGGTGGCCGTTGTCGCGGAGCCACGTGTAGCGGTTCCAGACTTGGGTGGCCAGAGCGGTGTTCACAGGCATGTCGTTCTCCTCAGCTCAGCTCGTTGAGACGGTACATGGCCTGCAGCAGCACCGTGCGAATGTCTGCGAGGGCGTTGTCCAGCGAGATGTCGTCGTCCATCAGATCGTCACGATTCTCGTCGATCCAGAGCACGAGGTCACTGCACATCTTGGCACACGGGCGGATGACGGGGGCCCACGAGGGGTACGCCTCGATCTTCCCGTGCTTGCCCTGCCACTGCTCGATGAAGCTGTCGATGGCGTCGGGCAGGTCGGAGTACAGGGTCTCCAGTGCCTTGTGGGCGGCGTAGCTGCCCGTCTTGAAATGCTCAAGGTGGGCGAAGGTGCCCATGTGCAGGACGCGAACCGCAAGTTCTGCTTGAAGCTTTGACATGATCTCTCCTATGCCGACATGTGACTGCCACTGCCGGCGAAACTCTCACTCAATCGGTCCCGCCAGCTCTTCAGCGGAGGCGGGGTGTACGCTTGCGGTGGCTCCTTACCCATGCACAGCTGCACTGCCCATGCCAAGGCGTCGACCACGTCGTCGTGGACGCCGGCTGGGAAGCGAAGCAACTCTTGTTCGGCCTGAGCGCGCCATGCGGCTTCTTCGGGGAAGATGACGCGGCCCTGCTGCATGCGCCCTTGCAAGGGGCGCGCACGCGCCATTTTATCGGTCATCGGGCGCAGCACCTCGTACGGGAGGTACTGGCGACGCTCGACCATGCGCTTCTTGAACAGCGGCTCGATGGCGCGCCAGATCTGGCCGTCTTCAGCACCCAGCAGGTAGCCAGTGCCGGGCATGGACCCCCAGCGCGTGGCCACGTCGAGCATGGCCTCGACGATCTGGAAGCTGTCCCCCTTCATCCGGAAGATCTCCAGCACGTACAGCTGGTCCAACTCGTCCTGAAGAATCGTCGCCCCCACGGTCCAGTCGTTGGCCTGCTTCTCGCCAATGGCGAAGTCCCACGCGGTGTAGATGCGCAGCCCGTTGGGGCTGGGGAGCTGGCGCTGGTAGCGGAAGTACTCCTTGCGGAAGTACATGCCCTCGTCGGGCACCGGGTTCTGCTGGTACAGGGCCGACCAGATGCGGGGCTGGAGGTTGGCGCGGATGCGCTTCAGTGCCTCGGTCGGGTAGCGGTCCTCGTGGAGGCAGAAATCCTTCGGGCGCAGCAGTGTGAGGTGCTTGGAGTAGCCCAGAGGTGGGTTGGCGACGTCGATCGGCTCGTCGGTCCGGATGATTGGCCCCGGGTTGCCGGGATCGAAGTCGTCACGGTACTCGTACGACAGGCTGAGGGCCGGGTACTTGATGATCTCGAAGTCGTCGATGCCCTCCGGCGCGCCCTCCTTGCCGATGAGCGCCATGGCCTGCTGCAGCCGGCCGGCGAGGTCGTCGTCGTTCCACCACGTCTGGATGACAAGGACGCCGCCACCGGGAGCGAGACGCGTATACGCCGTGGACTGGTACCAATCCCACAGCTTCTCACGCACTAGGGCCGAGTCGGCTTCCTCTTGGTCCTTGATGGGGTCGTCGATGATGAGGACGTGGGCGCCCTTGCCGGTGATACCGCCACCACGGCCAGCAGCCGTAAATCCGCCCCCTTTGGTGGTGCTCCACTTCTCGACGGACTGGGAATCGGGGTCGAGCTGTGCGTCAGGAAAGATGGCTTGGTACTGCGGGTCACGGAACACCTCCCGAACCTTGCGGCTGAAGCCCATCGGCAGGTCGAGGTTGTACCCCACGTTGATCAGCTCGTGGTGTGGGTACTGGCCAAGGTGCCAAGCGGGGAAACGGATCGACGCCAGCTCGCTTTTGCCATGACGCGGAGGCATCAGAAGCATAAGACGAGGGCTCTTGCCTTCGGCAACTTCCCTACTGAAGCGCTCAAGGCGACGGCAGATGTCGTCATGCACCCAGCCGGCCGAGTAGCGCGGGTGCGTGAGCTTGGTGAAGTGCAGAAGGCGGCGACGGGCAAGAATCCGGTCCGCAAGCAGCTTGGCTGCGGCCGAATTAGGCTTCGGGGAGGCCATTTTTCTGGGTCTCCTCGATCACAGTCACTTCGCCTTCGAGCACGTTGGGGTCCCCCTCAGCCAGTTTCAGCAATTCTTCGTCCGTCATAGCGTTCAGACGCTGGATCAGCACCTGACCCTGCACCGAAACCTCGATCTTGGCCTTCGTCGGCTCGTAGAAGCCACACATTTTGCCCACTTCACGCCATCCGGCGATCATCGTGAGCGGGTCGGCCTTGATCTTGGCCATCTCGATCGACTCCAAGAAGCCGTCGATGACCCGTTTCTTGGTCACCTGACTCGCTGCTGCGTACTCAGCACGACGTTCTGCGATTGCGCGCTCGATTTTCGGGTGGCGCATCCAGTCGTGGGCCGCCGTACCGGGTTGGGCAGCTCCTGCCGCGCGTGCCGCCGCCGTCTGTGTCATCTGATGGTCCACCAAATACATGACGAATCGCCGCTGCATCTCTGTCAGCGGTGCGTCGGGGTTCAGATCGCCGTTTTTTGCGCTCTCGCGGCGGTTCGGGAGGTTCTCCGGGGCCTGCGAGACGTTGGAACGGGAAACCTTGCGGTTTTTTGGTGGGTTCGTCGCCATTTGATACCAATTGTAGCCCGGAGACGTTGGGGTTGTGAAGTCCTACGAATTTTGGCGCGAATTTTTTGGAACTCGGTGCTGAAAACAGGGGGTGGGGTGGTTCGGATCTGTTTCACGTGGAACAAAAAACTTGGGTGAGTGACCCATGTCACCGAGTGACACCCCTCTCCCCCTCGGGGAGAGAAGCCCCCCGACTTCGGATTCGGTTCTGAGTCCGAGGAAAAGGAGTCTCTTAGCTCCTAGTCCCGAGTGCTT